ATACTCTCGGGACACCCATCGCAAATAAACAGCAAATTCAACATTGACACGGAGCCACTCGCTCAACGTGCCATCGAATTTGCCATAATCAGTCTCATCCGCACTCTGATGTAGCAAACAAAACGCGACTAAAGCCTCAGCGATTTCTGGTGGTGTCTTACAAGGTAAATACCAAAGACATTCCATCAATCGTTGCTTCTTCAAGCCATACGTATATTTCGACAATCTAAGAGTGTGGTCGGTGGGGACCGTCGATATATTACGAGGAAAATTTTCCTTAGGATAAAACTCAGCTTTCTGGAAGGACTTAACGTCACATCCTTCCACGGCGTGCATCGTGGGGAAGGCTTGTTCAGAGCGTGCTATCTGTGTTGGCCTGTTTTGGTTGTCCATAACCTCATCGAGGGTGACGGGAGTTCCAATGCCCGCCACAGGAACAACCAACTTAACGAATTCATCAGCCCATTTGTTAAAAATCCCAGGTGGTGTTTTAACGTTCCTTACATCATCCACACGTCCTTTGATGCATGCAACATCATTGTTGTATGAATTGCAAGGAGCTGTAGCCCCGGTGCCTGGTAACACCAATGGGGGGCTAACCACTCGAGCATACTCACGGCCATCCTCAGTGACCAAGGGGCCCACCGCTTGGTAATGATCAGCATTGCGCACAACATGAGCAACGCCTGTGACTGGAACATCACGCTCAAAACCAGCACCCTTATTGAGTATCTCAAATAACAAAGCGGCATTGATAGATGGGCTATCAATGCCGGAGCTTGACAAATATCGTTCAACATCCGATATCACCTTCCATTTAGCGGTGCTATGTCTTACGACAATAGCCTCGTATAGGTTGAGGGGCAATGACACAGACGTGGCTCTCCCTGCTAGACTTAGAGAAACCATGTCCCTTGATCCTTCACGATAATCTACACGCACAACACCATCCCTTTCCAGAGTACGGCGTTGGAGTGGTTGTCGCTTACACAGCCAGGCGGCCGTCCATGGGATGTACACTTCAGGGAAAAGACCCACCACGCGTCGTGATGGATCTTCCGTAAAAGACAACTGGTCAACAGTGTACACCCACAGACCTCGAGCACCACCTACAGTAATGAAATCAGTACTGAAATCCCAAAGACCATGCTCATAACACGCGCCACCGTCAACTCGGACGGTGACTCGATCTTCCCTAATGGAGTAGGATCCATCAGGTACTTGCCCAGCAGCAGCTATGGGCACAAACGTGTACAGAATTGTTGGGCGTCCATAAGACAAATATCTGGGGAGATCGGCATAGTAATCCACGTCAACAAACTTCAAGAGATGATTTGGTCCAACTTCGTCCAATGCGAATGGTTGGGCATAATCTCGAACGCTATGGTACAATCGTTCGCGATCACCTTCGTCTCGTGAGCTTGCAGATACAGAATACACGTCCAATCCAGCTTGTCTGGCAAAATTGTCTATGGCTCGACTAACAGCACTGCGCAATGATGCGGCTTCGGGATGGGGATGTGTGGAAGGCATTGCCAAGGCCTCAACCGAGAAATTAGCCTGAAACATGCGTCTCATTTGGGGGCAGGGCTGTCGACACTGACCAATCCACCATGAACTGATGGTTGGCCCGGGGAGACAGGGCAACTCAAACAGCACCTTGCCTAAACTAACTCCTTTGGAAGCTTCCTTGTTGGTCACGTACTCACCCATGACCGGGTTCAGACGCCGCTCCACTCGGGCAGCGACGCCGTCGATAATAGTTGGATCAACAACCGGTGGAGAACATTCCACACCACCATCATGGTTGTGCCCAACAGCCCCTGATGAAGCACTAACTATAGTACTGGTAACTTCATCAGTTGACTCATCTTGGCTCGCAACATCGGACGCTATAGAGTCCTTA